TGGATAAACAAAACTGGCAGATGGTGGCTTGACGATTGCTTTTGGGAATACACGGGTGAAGGTGAGTATATCAGCACTCGTAGCTCAGGATTCCTTAAAAGATGGAATGCAGAAGTAGATAAAGAAACTCAAAAGTATAAAGCGTAATGCCACTACAAGTATTAGCATGTCTATCATTATTCTTCACACTAATCTTCCTGTACATGATCCTGACCGACGAGTAGAATGTCGCCGGTTTAGTCTCATGCTCATGGTTAAGAGTGGTCAAGGGGTCACGGTTCGCCGTGGCCTCTTGGCTTTTTTTTTAGCCCAAGGCTCAGGCCCCACAAGTTAGATCGGAACAAGTTCCTCATAGACGCAAGCGACGCTTGACGCAATGGCTCGCAAGCTACGCCATGCACGCCCACCACCCCTCTCCGACGGCCCAAGGGGTTGCACCCCTTCGGAATCCCGCAACCAGAGAGATCGCCTTTAGGCTCACAGGTAGACCAACCCCTGTGCTTATTAAGCGGGTAGCGCAGCCGAGGGGGCGCAAGGCGTACTCCGTGCGCGGTGGGGCCACGGGGGTTCACTATCATCGTGACTTACCTGTCGCGACTTGACGTTTTACGTTTTTGAAATCTAGTATTCCTTTTTATGGCAGCAGCAAAAAGAAATTACAAAAAGGAGTACAAACGGGATCACTCATCGACCAAAGACAAAAAAGACAGGGCCTCCCGTAATAAAGCTCATCGGAACGCAGGGCATGTGCCTAAAGGCCACGACGTACATCACAAGGACGGTAACCCTCGCAACAACAAACGCTCTAACCTCAAGGTCATGCCTCGCTCAAAGAACAGAGCCATCAAGAGTTGACTTATTAACTGATATGTTCACAGTGGCCAAGCAGGTCGTTCCCGCAATTCTCATAGGAGGAATTACATTTTGGTCGGTGTATCTTCTCCTGTTTCTCTTCTTGTGGTGAGCGACCTGTGTCCTATTAAGAGAGGCAAAGTTAAATTCCAAGGCAATCTTCGCAGGCTCCTCTCTAAATCTAAAGAATCACACACGCATCATGGCAGGTTTATCTACAAGAACCTGATCAAAAAGTATGCTGTTGATTTAACTTCTCATTTCAATCGTGTTGCCAAAGGACGCGCTGGTGCTAATCATGCAGCCCTTTTCACTATCATTGACCTGTCTGTTCCACTAATTTCACACATAGTTTTCAAATCCGTTTTAGATAGCCTAACAAAGGAATCTAAACGTACCGCATTGGCAGGCAAACTGGGGCAGCTAATGCAAGACGAATTAAACTTTAGCCAACTCAAAAATAAATTCCCTGATTGGTACGCCAAATTAGATTCAAAAGTACAGAACAGGGCCTCATACCACTACAAACGTAATTTAATTATTAGAGTAGCCAATTCTGACTTAGGAGATTCGTGGAAAACTGATTTCGGACACGAAATACGCACTCAGATAGGCATGGGATTGCTTGAGTTGTTTAGACAAAGTACTCAACTAATTAAATTCATCAACAGAAAGCACGGAAAACACAAAACAGTTTCCTACGTAGTACCTACAGAGGCGACATTAGAATGGATATCGGAATTCAATAATAGATTAGCTAACTTACTTCCTTATTATTTACCCACAACAACAATACCAATAGATTGGACATCAGTAATTTCAGGTGGATATGAGTTCCCTTCAGGAATCAACTGGCATTTTATTAAGTCAAAGCAAAGACAATCATTAAAAGACCGTTGTGCCTCCTCAGATTTGTCTACAGTATTTGCTGCTGCTAATAAACTGCAACAAACTCCCTTTGTGGTGTCTAAGGATGTCCTTAGTGTACTTAAAAAGGTATTACCTATAAGAACAACAACAGAAGTAAACCCCTTTGGGAACTTCAAGTATACCAAGGAGTACAGGCAGTGTCAAGCACGTATTCACTCACGTAAAAGAAAAGAGATTCCGAAGCTCATTCAACAGCAGACCGTGTTGAACATTGCAACCGAGTTTGAAGACCGGACATTTTACTTTCCTGTTCAATCTGATTTCCGAGGCAGGCTGTACTACGTGCCTAAGACGTTTAATCCTCAAGGCCCTGACCTAGCCAGAGGCCTCATGAAATTCAAGCAAGCAGAGTACGTCAGGGGTCATGAAGATTGGTTCCTGATCAACGGTGCAAACAGGTACGGCATCAAAGGTTCCTTTCAAGAGAGACAAGAATGGACACTGAAGCATGAGAAATGGATAACAGGTGCAGCCACTGATCCGTACAACAACTCCTTTTGGGAAGACGCTGAGTCGCCTGCCGAGTTCCTGCAATTTGCTATTGAGTTTAAGGAGTGGATGAGCAACAGAATTTCATTCAAAAGTCACTTACCTGTTAAGCTCGATCACACTGCCAGTGGTATGCAGATCATTGCCATGCTCACAGGTGATCCTGAATTACAACGTCTTACCAATATCTCTAACAGCACTGAACCTGTGGACATGTATGCTGTGTTGTTAAACTCAATAGGCGGCAAGCTGATGACTTCAGGCAGACCAGAATCAATCGCTTGGTTGTCGCTAGGCCTTGACCGTTCACTCGTCAAACAACTGACCGTCATGTACATGTACGGAGGCACTCCACATGGTATGCAGCAGGTTGTTGTTGATTGGTACAAACAACTGCCTGAAGATATATTTAAACGAGAAGTTTATATCGAAATAGGCAAGCTGTTATCCGTGTACTATGAGAGCCTTGATGAACTTACTGAAGCACCTCGATTGTTCATGCACGACTGTCAACGTAAGGTCAAAAAGGAGGAGCCTTATGAGTGGACAAGTCAGTCAGGATTTCCGGTCAACAACAACTACAACAAAACAAAAAGCAAACGCCTACGAACCACAGTCAACAGGGAGGCTATTTCATTTCACGTGAGTGTACCTACTGATGAATTATGCTACCGAAAATCCAAGGCAGCTATTGCAGCCAACACGATCCACTCACATGATGCAGCCTTGCTTCATACGGTTCTAAATAAATGTGATTTTCCTGTGTTGGCCTTGCATGATTGCTATGGTGTTCATCCACATAACGTCAATAAACTCAGGGCTAATGTAAAAAAATCGATGAATGAACTTTTTGGGGTTGACACACAAATGAAGATGCCTTATGTTCTCGCCTGACGTCGCGCTTGTTCTCGACCAAAACAGGAACTAGCCACCATGACGTCGAATTAAAGTAAACTGAAGAGAAACTAAAATGACTACTACAAATAAGTCTAATTCGACGGCTCCTTTTTCTATTACAACTAAGGAGGTAAAATCACTCTGGTCTCACATCGTAAATCCAGATACCCATTTCGATAAAGAGTTGGGTTGGTTGAAGATCACCTTTCTACTGCCTGAAGCTGACGCTAAGGAACTGAATGCAGTCCTGCTTGAGCAACACCAGATAGCAGTTAAGGAGTTCAAAGCCGATGGTAAGAAGGTCAAGGTGGAGCACATCTTAGAAGGTAAAGAGCAGGTTCAGGAAGACGGGACTACTCTTTATGAGTTTCAAGCGAAACTACGTCCTTGGTTCAAGAGCAAGAAAGACGGCAAGACTAAGATTTACAATCGCGTCCAAGTTATCGACTCGGCCCTGCAGCCGATGAAACTTGAGAATGAGATTGGACGAGGCAGCACCCTACGAGTGAAGTTCAAGTGTATCCCGTACCACACTCCTACAGGATGTGGCATTACCCCACGGTTACACGCTATTCAAATTTTGAATTTGGTTGAGTACGCATCAAATGATGATCACGGGTTCACCGTGGTTGAAGAGGGTTTTGTTGCTAAAGACCAATCTACTGGAAGTACGACCTCACCTCCTCCTTCCAGCACGGCGCAGACAGAGATGGCTTCTGCTGCTGACTTCTGAAAGTAGTCCAGAAATCAGTGGCATCTCTCCTGCGGTCTCGTGAAGAACAACAATAAATACCGTAGTCGGCTTGAAGAAGGAATGGGGCGTTTGTTGGAAGCCCAAGGCGTTCCATTCCTCTTTGAGTCAGTAAGGCTACCGTATCACAAAGTTCATCACTATACCCCTGACTTTTATTTAGAGGATCAAAACTTCTACATAGAAACCAAGGGTAGATTCTTCCCACAGGACAGAGCGAAACATCTGTTGATTCGTAAAGAACATCCTGATATAGACATCCGGTTCGTTTTTCAAAATCCTAAAGTGAAGTTGTCCAACAAGAGTAAGACAAGCTACGCTGACTGGTGCGAAAAACATGGGTTTCAATATTCAGGTAAACAGATTCCAAGCTCATGGTTCTCATAAAGCCACACAAAGCTACTCATGCTGTTCTCGAAACTAACGAGGGCAAGAAGGCTACAGTAGAAGTCACTGATCTCGACACATTAGTAGGCGTAAAGGGCAAACTCACTTGGATGAGGCTTGGCCCTAAGTCTAGAGAAATACTAAAAACAGAAACATTTGACGGAAAGATAGAGGAGATTATAAGTGACTACAGAAAAAAAAGATGAGTTTGTAAAACACGGCCCATGCGATAAATGTGGCAGCAGTGATGCTGTTGGTGTCTATGATGATGGACACGGCTATTGTTTTTCATGCAACGCATTTCACAAAGATTACGATAAAGACACGGCAGCAACTAAGCCGATAAAAAGCAACACAACACACACTTCACTGACCAATGTACGGTTTGCTGCATTGACCAAACGGAACATCAGTGAAGAGACCTGTAAGTTCTGGCAGTATGAGTTGGGTGAATACAACGGACTGCCTGTTCAGATTGCCAACTACCTGACCGATAAAGGCGAACGCCTAAGTAAGATCAGGTTACAAAACAAAGACTTCCGAATACTGGGCAATGGCAAGTTGCCTCTGTACGGACAGTGGTTGTGGAACAGGACATCAGGCAACACTCAAGTGGTTGTCACTGAGGGTGAGATTGATGCGATGAGCGTCTCACAATTGCTTGAAAACAAGTGGCCTGTAGTGAGTGTACCGAATGGTGCTGCAGGTGCTGTCAAAGCGTTCAAGGAGAATCTTGAATGGCTTGAGAACTTCAAGAATGTGGTGCTCATGTTTGACCAAGATAAAGTCGGTCAAAAAGCAGCAGATGAATGTGCTCAATTGTTATCCGTAGGCAAAGCTAAGATTGCCTCCCTTCCACTAAAGGATGCCAATGAAATGCTCGTGGCAAGACGAGGCAAAGAACTGGTGTCAGCCATGTGGGAAGCTAAGTCATGGAGACCTGACGGTATCATCAGTGGCACTGACTTATGGGACGTCATCAACCGAGAGGAAGAATCCGAATCCCACAGCTACCCTTGGCAAGGGCTTAACGAACTGACTCGTGGCCTACGCATAGGAGAAATTACAACACTGTGTGCTGGCTCCGGTATAGGTAAGTCAGCCGTGTGTAAAGAGGTTGCCTACCATCTACTATCATCAGGCGAGACGGTAGGATATGTAGCCCTTGAGGAGTCAACGAAACGTACTGCACTCGGCCTCATGGGTATACATCTCAACAAACCCATCTATCTGAACCCACAGGAATGCACAGAAGAGGAACTGAAAGGAGCATTCGATGCCACTGTGGGTTCGGGTAGATATTTTACCTACGACCACTGGGGTTCTGTATCAGAAGACAACCTGTTATCAAAGATTAGATATTTAGTAACCAGTGTTGACTGCAAAATAATATTTCTCGATCACATCAGCATTGTGGTGAGTGGTATGGAGGGAGGCGATGAACGCCGCATGATCGATAACACCATGACAAAACTTCGATCCTTGGTTGAAGAACTGAAGTTCAGTCTTGTCATAGTGTCGCACCTAAAGCGACCTGACGGTAGGGGTCATGAAGAAGGAGCACGCACCACTTTGGCACAACTCCGAGGGAGTGCAGCCATTGCCCAACTGAGCGACATGGTGATTGGACTTGAACGAGATCAACAGGATGTCGAGAAAGGTAAGATGACTACTGTTCGTGTGTTGAAAAACAGGTGGTCAGGTCAAACAGGAATAGGATGTTTCTTGGAGTTCACCGAAGAGACAGGAAGACTACTTGAAACTGAACCACCAGAGGAGGATGACGATGCGTCGAGCGATTTTTGATATAGAGACCGATGGCCTCCTTGACTCGCTCACACAAATTTGGTGTATCGTAATCAAGGATGTTAATGAAGGAAGAACTTATACATTTGACTGTGAGTCCAATGATATTCTAGACGGTGTCAATATGTTGATGAAGTATGACCAGATTATAGGTCACAACATCATCAACTTTGACATACCTGCATTAGTACAACTGGGCATGACATCTTATGACAAAATGCCTGACGTGTTGGATACTCTTGTTGTGAGTCGCTTACTGTTTACCAACATAGGCGACGAGGATGAAGAGCACTTGATCAAGAACAGCAACTACATGCCTCTCAGGCTCCGAGGTTCTCATTCACTGAAAGCATGGGGATATAGGTTGGGTGAACTAAAAGGTGAATTTTTAGAAGAGCATGGTTTCGCTGAGTACGTGCCTGAGATGCTGACGTATTGCCGTCAGGATACAAAGGTCACTGAAAAGTTATATGACCTTGTTCGATCTGACATTCACCAAGATTTTTCACAAGCTGTGGAACTAGAGCACGCCTTTGCTTGGTGCATCCACAGAATGGAACAAAACGGATTCCGCTTTGATGTTGATCAGGCACGAAAGTTATACGTCACGTTGTCCACTAGGAAGATTGATTTATTGGAAGAGTTGAAGGCGATGTTTCCTGATGACAAAATTCCAATGAAGAGTTTTTTGTGGAGAAGCCCTGCAGGTTTGCATCCCACCAAGAAGGCAGCAAAAGAAGCAGGCTTTAAGGACAAGGAGATAACTGTAGGGCCTCGTAAGCACAAACTAGTTCCGTTTAACCCAGCAAGCAGAGACCATATAGGCGACCGCTTGAAAAGACTTGGTTGGGTTCCCACTGAGTTTACACAAGCGGGTAAACCTAAAATTGACGAAACAATTCTGACAGGAATTAAGCTGCAAACTAACCAGAAATCAGTTGAGCTTCTCAATGAATACCTGCTTCTAGTTAAACGCATGGGCCAACTAGCTGAAGGCAAACAGGCTTGGCTGAAACTGGAAGCAGAGGGAAGAATGCATGGAAGAGTCAACACCAACGGTGCTGTAACTGGAAGATGCACGCATAGTAATCCTAACGTAGCGCAAGTCCCTAGAGTAGGCTCTCCTTATGGGGAAGAGTGCCGCTCATTGTTCCGTGCGTCCGAGGGTAAAATACTTATAGGCTGTGACGCTGCAGGCTTAGAGTTAAGATGCCTTGCTCACTACTTGGCCCCACACGACGATGGTGATTATGCTAAAAAATTATTAGAAGAAGACATACACACTGTTAATCAACATGCAGCAGGATTGCCTGACAGAGATGCATCCAAGAGATTTATATATGCATTCTTATACGGAGCAGGTGACGCAAAGATCGGAGAGGTTATAGGCAAGGGTAGAAAAGCAGGCAAAAAAATTAAGGAAAAATTTTTGCGGGGTTTGCCTGCGCTTGCTCAATTAAAGGCTTGCCTTTCTAGCAAACTTGAGCATAGAAACCACCTCAAAGGGTTGGACGGTCGAAACCTATACATTAGAAAAGACCATGCTGCACTCAACACACTGCTTCAGTCTGCAGGTGCTGTAATAATGAAGCAAGCTACTGTTCACCTTTACGAGAACCTAACCAATAAAGGTTTAGTTCACGGAAAAGAATGGGGATTAGTAGCACATGTGCATGACGAGTATCAATGCGAAGCGGAGCCTGAGTGGTCTAGACTCGTGGCTGAAGAGGCAGTTAAAGCAATTAGGCAGTCAGGGACAACCCTTGGATTTAGGTGTCCACTTGATGGAGAATCTAAAATTGGAAGAAACTGGGCTGAAACACATTGATGACACGTCTAGTTCTTCCTTTGTTGGGGAGTGTGGAGAACAGGTTGTGAAAACCAAACTACTCACACTAGGATTCTCAGTGAGTCAACCTTCAGTCACTACTGGATACGACTTCATCACCGATTGGAAGGGCGTCCTAAACAGAGTGCAGGTCAAGACAACTAATAGTTTGATGACGCACCCTAGAACAGGGACTTCTTACTACCGCTTCAGGTCTAAGAACGCGCTGGGAAACTTCACCATATTGATATGTTACGTGATTCCTAACAATAATTTTTATGTGATCCCTTGGCACGTAGCTAAGAACAAACACATGATCAACATACCCGTAGGAAGAACAGACAAGAAATACTCTATTTTCAAAAACAATTTTCATTTACTAAAAGAAACACATTAATGCCAACGACCATTTTAATAGACGGAGACATCTTTGCATACAAACATGCAGCAGGCTCCGAGATAGCCACTGATTGGGGAGACGATATATGGACACTTTGGTCTGACATTGCTCAAGCTAAACAGCAACTCGCCGCTGACATACGCTCAGTAGCAAAGGAACTAGAAGCAACCACTATCATCATTGCTCTAACAGGCTCTGAGAACTTCAGAAAACAAATTGCACCTACGTATAAACAATCAAGAAAAAGCACACGTAAACCTATGGGTTTGCCAGC